AAAACCAAAGACGGGGCGATGCCCTATGAGATCTTACGAAACCAGCTGGACTTCCTGAAATAAGGAGCCCGGCTTTTTTAATGACGCCTATTTTGAAAGGAGCTTTTATGAGCAAGATTATCGAACTGAGAAATAAGAGAAACACCCTGTGGGAGCAGACGAAGGCTTTTTTGGAAGACCACAGGGACGAGAACGGTCTGGTGAAGGCCGAGGCCGTCGAGCAGTACAACAGGATGGCTGCGGATGTGAAGGCGCTGGGCGATGAGATCACCCGCCTTGAGGAGCAGGCGGAGATGGATGCGAAACTCGCAGCTCCGACCTCCACGCCGGTGCATTCCGACCCGAAGGATGGCAAGAAGAAAAATGTCCGTCCGACGGCAACGGCGGAGTACAGCGAAGCCTTCTGGAACATGCTGCGCGGACGCATTTCCAATGAGGCGCTGGAGGGACTTTCCATCGGCGAGGATGAGAAGGGCGGCTATACCGTACCGGATGAGTTTGAGAGAAAGCTCGTCGAAGCACTGGAGGAGAATAACATCTTCCGTGGCCTTGCGACGGTAATCCGCACCACGTCCGGTACCCGTAAGATCCCGATCGCGGAGGACAGCGGAGAAGCCAGCTGGATCGATGAGGGCGAGGAGATCCCGGAGGCAGATGCGACCTTCGGTCAGACGACCCTTGCGGCCTACAAGATGGGCACCATGATCAAGATCAGCAACGAGCTGCTGCATGATTCCGCCTTTGACCTTGCCTCCTATATCGCACTCCGCTTTGGCGTCCGTATGGGCAATGCGGAGGAGAAGGCATTTATCACCGGCGACGGACAGGGGAAACCTCTCGGGCTTCTGGCGGAAACCGGCGGTGTTCCTGTCGGCGTCACTGCCGCAGCCGAGACCGCTGTGACCTTCGATGAGATCTTCGACCTCTACTACGCGCTGAAGAGCCCGTACAGGAAGAAGGCGAAGTTCCTCTGCAACGAGGCCCTGCTCCTGCAGCTGATGAAGATCAAGGATAAGAACGACAACTATATCTGGAAGCCGTCCCTCGAAGTCGGCAAGCCGGATACGGTACTGTCCCGTCCGATCATCACGAGCTCCTATATGCCTGCCATCACAAAGGGCGAGAAGGCACTGCTCTTTGGTGACTTCAGTTACTACTGGATCGCCGACAGGCAGAATCGCACCTTCAAGAGACTCAATGAGCTGTATGCCCGTACCGATCAGGTCGGCTTCATCTCCACCCAGAGAGTGGACGGAAAGCTGATCCTGCCGGAGGCGATCCAGGCCCTGAAGATGAAGGGCACCAAGGCAGCCAGCGGCGGCACCACGAATCCGACGACTGGCGGCTGATGCGAAAGGGGGTAACCGGTCATGGCATTGATTTCGCTTGAGGAAGCCAAAACGTACCTCCGGGTGGATTCGGCGGATGAGGATGCCATGACAGGCATCCTGCTATCTTCCGCCTGCAAGCTCTGCGCGGATGTGGCAAGGTTCTCTGAAGAGCAGTGGGCGGCGGTGGATTCAGACGAAGAAACCTCCGCCCTTTATGCTGCGGATGAACTTACGCATATCCGGGAGATCATGAAGGTGGCGATCCTCTATACGGTCGGATACCTTTTCGAGCGCCGGGAGAAAGCAGATTATACGGAGCTGACTTTAACACTCCGGTCGCTCCTCTTTGCCATCCGGGAAGGGGTGGTGTGATGAATATCGCAGGGATGCGGGTGCGGATCACCATCCAGAAAAATGAAACGGTGATCGATAAATACGGCAACCATAAATCCGCATGGACGGACTATTTCACCTGTTGGGCTTCCGCCTCAAGGGGGAATACCAAAGCAGACGAAACGGAAGCTGCCGGTCATACGGAAGAGGAAGACCGGATGAACTTCACCGTCCGGTGGAGTAGCGAGACCGATGCGGTGGACAGCAAACACTACCGCATCCTCCTCTATGGCCGGATTTATAACATTGTCGCCGTCGATGATCAGGGCTTTCGAAGGAAGAGCCGGAAGTTTACAGCGGAGCTTGTGGAGAGGTGAGTGTTATGGGAAAGAAAGTATCCATTGACCAGCTGGCCGATGCAGTAAACGAGCAGCTGCAGGAATACAACAAGCTCTCCGCCGAGGTCGTAAAGACTGCGGTCACGAAAGCCGGGAATGCGGTAAAGAACGACATTGGTGCGAATGCACCAAGGAAGTCCGGGCGCTATGCAAAGAGCTGGCGCACGAAGAAAACGAAGGAGACTTCGACAGAGCTTCAGGTAACCGTCTATTCCCCGACCCGGTATATGCTGGCCCATCTCCTCGAGCACGGACATGCGAAACGCGGCGGCGGGAGGGTACGCGCCATCCCGCATATCGCACCGGCAGAGGAAGCGGCGGAAGAGGCGCTCAGGAAGGATATCGAAAGGGGGCTTAAGAGTGGATGAAAATAAGATGCAGGATCTCATCGGCCTGCTTACGGAAACGGGGATTCCCTTTGCCTACGATCATTTCGCGGAAGGCGAATCACCGGAGCCTCCGTTTATTACGTTTCTGATCCCGGCGTCGGACAACTTCTCCGCCGACGGGGTTGTGTATCTTAAGGTGGATGTCGTGCATATCGAGCTCTATACCGATGAGAAGAATCCGGAAACGGAGGCCCAGGTAGAAGAGGTGCTCGATCGTCACGGCATTTTTTATGACAAGACCGAGGTCTGGATCGAGGAAGAGAAGCTCTACGAAGTCCTCTGGTCATTTGAAAGGAAGGTTACAGATAATGCCTACGAAGAAGAATAAGGTGAAATACAACCTGAAGAACGTGCATGCCGCCATCCTGACCAAAGGGGACGACGGCACATTTACCTATGCAAAGCCGGTGGCGATCCCGGGTGCGGTATCCCTCTCGCTTGATGCAGAAGGGGAATCCTCCCCGTTCTATGCCGACGGCATCGTGTATTTCCGTTCGAGCTCCAACAACGGCTATTCCGGCGACCTGGAACTGGCCCTCATTCCGGAGTGGTTCCGCACGGATATCCTGCAGGAGGAGAAGGACAGCAATGGTGTTCTGATCGAGCGATCCGATGTGACGGAATCCGTCTATTTCGCGCTGCTCTTTGAGTTTGACGGTGACATCAACGCCATCCGCCATGTGCTCTATAACTGCACGGTGGCAAGGCCGACGATCGAGTCCTCCACGAAGGAAGCGAGCATTGAGCCGGGAACGGAGACCCTGTCCCTCACGGCAGACCCGAGGGAGGACGGCCTTGTGAAGTCCCGCACCGGCGATGAAACCACTACGGCAACCTATTACAACTGGTACAAGAACGTCTATGTCCCGTCAGCCACAACCGGCGGTTCCGGCAGCAGCACGAGTGGTACCTGATAGGAGGAGGGAAGCATGTTACAGAAAACAGTGAATATCTGCGGGAAGGATGTGAACTTCCGCTCCTCGGCCTCGGTGCCGAGACTCTACCGGGCCAAGTTCGGACGGGATATCTTCAAAGACCTCAGTAAGCTCGAGAAAGCCTATAAGGAGAAGGGCGGCGAGGAAGGGAGCGCGATGGAGATCGAGGATCTGGAGATCTTCGAGAATGTCGCTTATATCATGGCCTTCCATGCTGACCCGACCATCCCGAAGACGATCGATGAGTGGCTGGAGCAGTTTGATATGTTTTCCATCTATGAGGTGCTGCCGGAGATCCTTGAGCTCTGGGGCACCAACCTCATCACGGATGTGGAGGCTAAAAAAAACCAAAGAAAAGCAGCCGGGAAATAACGACGGCGCTTTTTCTCCTCCGGTGTCTGGAGGTCGGGCTTTCGCTTTCGGATCTCGACCTCCTCACCATCGGGATGGTGCTGGATATCTGGACGGAGAAGGGGAATGACGGTGAGAAATATGAAATGCAGGCAGAGATAAGAGAAGCAAATCAGCACGATTTTGATGTCTTCTGATCATGAAAAATCCCGCCAGACCGTTGGCCTTGCGGGATCATTTTATTCGATTCCTGTCTGAATGATGTGTTCGACATCGCGCCCACCATAAAAGATGCGGACGATGCTGACAGTTCCTTCGTTATTATCCACCAGATAATAAACGATGAAATTATCAACCGGAAGAAAGCGCATTTCCATGGAAGCCCATGGCTCCCAGTCTACGGTTGTGTGCCCTTCGGGAAAGAGATCAAGAGAGCGGATTGCTTTACGAATCCGGTTCACCTGGCCTTCTGCATTTTCCGGGGCAAGTTTCTCGAATGCAATATAGGAATAGATGTCCCGCAGGTCATCGAGCGATTCCGGGGAGTAAATGAGCTGATAGGTCATATGCCAAACTCCTTCTGGAGCATGGCATCCACTTCATCCGCAGAATAGCCCTTTCCAGCCTTCAGGGATTCTACTCCCTTCATCAGCTCAGCATCAAGTTCAGCTCGGGAAAGAGCACCGGCTGCCACTGGCTTTCTGGACGGAATGCGTACATCAAACGGAATACCGTTATGCAGAACGATCTGGCTGTAAAGCATCTGGATAGCACCGGTGGGTGTGATTCCGAGTCTTGCAAGGATGGTCTCTGCATTGTCCTTTAGAGAGGAATCAATTCTTGCATATACAGGGGATGTGTTTGCCATAGTCATTCACCTTCCTTTCAGGAGTAGTATACCGCCGATTGCTTGCATTTGCAAGCAAAATGCAAAGTTGTGGTTTGATGGAGAAAAGAACATGGAGATGATCTGTAACAAATGCGGTGCAGTGATCCCGAAACCGGAACTTAAAACCATCCGGGACGGAGAGATCGAACACCCCTATTTTTTATGCC